GTGGTAGTATTTGTCCGCTCCACTTGGCCACTTCCCCGAAACCGCAGACAAAAACACATCTGATCACTCTAATTGTTAAATATTTCACAATGTCGTTAATAATTTAACAATATTGTTATTAAAATAACTATTATTGAATCAGCACATACGCAGATTTATAATTAAGGTCTAAAATAATAATTATGGAGGTATGAAATGCCTAGTATACAAGATTTACAGAGTATGTATAAGCGAGTTGCAAAACGTTTAGATCAGCGTTTACGTGAAATGGAAAGAGCAGGACAGACGCGTTATGCGTATCAGGTGGCACAGCGTGAGTTTAAACATCTTTTCGGCACAGATAACAAACCTCGGTTTGAGCGCAAATTACCTGATAATGTGCAGCAGCTCAGAGCCGGCATAAATGCCGTTGAAACTGTGCTAAATCTGCCAAGCAGCACAAAAACCGGCATGAAAAGCATAACCGGAAGAGCTGCCAAAACACTAAACAAGCATTATAAAGGCTTAAACATTGACCGTCAGCATTTGGGATCTTTTTTTGAATCCGGAATGTATAAAGAATTGTTAGCAAAGGGTTACAGTTCTGACACAATACTGAAAGGTATTGCAAAAATGCAGCAGGATAAAGAGCGTATACAGAAATCGCTTGACCATTGGGGCGAATATCACGTCCATGGCAATTACCGCAATGACACTGTCCGTAAGTTCATAGAAGATCAGGTTAACAAAGAAGGTTTTGACTTGGATACAATGTTTGAGGGATTAGGATTTTAAGTAAATGAAAAGGTCAGCCGTAAAAGAGTTAAAAAAGAAATGGTTTAAACATAATTGGGATTATGAGCTGTCACATCATAGCACGTTTGATTATTCCATTCTTAATGAAATAATGTATATAAAGAGAGCCGGAAAGGGTGATAATCTGCGTTTTTCTGATTGTTTCATAATGGCGGACACTGAAACGTCAAAAAGCCCGTACAGGCAGGATAATCACGTTTGCGCATGGACCATCTCGGTCAGGGCATTTGATACCAACATTGCCACCATTTACGGACACAGACCGTCAACGTTTGTGGAAACCGTGCAAAAGCTGTTGATAAATATTGACGCTGAGCGAATTATTATATACTTTCATAACCTCGGTTATGATTGGGTTTTCCTGCGCCGGCATCTGATCGCAGCATTTGGAGAGCCTGAGCACCAACTTAATACAAAACCTTATTACCCTATTTTTATTGAGTTTTCAAATGGTCTAGAGCTGCGCGATAGTTATATATTGGCACAGCGCTCATTAGAGAAATGGGCGGATGATCTTGACGTTGAACACAAAAAAGCCGTTGGCAAGTGGGTTTATGATTTGATCAGGAATCAGGACGCGGAATTTACGCCGGCAGAGTTGGAATATATTGAACATGATACGCTTGCGGGTGTTGAATGTCTGCAGGCGACAATGGACAACTTACATAAGCACGTTTACAGTATGCCGTACACCGCAACCGGCATTCCAAGGGAGGAGGTGAGGAAAAGAGGACGCGAAAACAGGGCGCACGATAGATTTTTGAAGCAGGTTTTTAGTTATGATCAGCAGAAGACCGCCGAAGATTGGGTATATCATGGCGGCTATACGCACGCTAACCGGCATGCGGTTAAATGGATATGGGAAGACGTCAGCGCCTTTGATTTTGCGTCAAGTTATCCTTTTATTATGCTTTCTGAGAAATTCCCTTGTAATAAGTTTGAGGAAATGGGCAGTTTATCACCGGCGCACATTCTTAAATATAGCAATGATAATGCTTATATTTTTAAGTTTATTGCTTATAACATAGAGATAAAAAATAATGATATTCCAATGCCTGCGCTGCAGTTCAGTAAATGTGTTAGTTCAGTTAATGCAATAACCGACAATGGCCGAGTGCTGCAGGCTGAATATGTTGAAATATGGTTGACAGAAATTGATTTGCAAATCATAGCCAAACAATATAACGTAAAAAGAAGTATTTGCGTTGATTGTTTATGTTCTGCTAAAGACTATCTGCCGCGATGGTTCACTGATTATGTCTTTGAACTGTTTCAGGCTAAAACACAGCTTAAAGGCGGCGATCCGGTGTTATACTCAATCGCAAAATCAACATTAAACAGTTTGTATGGCATGTGTGCCACAAGGCCTATCAAACAACTTATTGTAGAAGATTATAAAACTGGCGAATATTTGATCGATCAGGCTCAGGACGATGAGGAAATGTATTATAAATACATCCGACGTTATACTTCTGTTTTACCGTATCAGCTTGGAATTTGGGTTACTTCTGCGGCAATGCGCAATCTCTTTGCATTAGGTGAGTGCTGCGGACATTGGCTGTACAGTGATACTGACAGCTGTTACGGTCAGGATTGGGATATTGACGCTGTAAATAAATATAATGAAGAGTGCAAAAAGAAACTGATCAAAAACGGCTATGGCGCAGTGCAGCATAACGGCCGTGATTATTGGCTCGGTGTTGCAGAGTTTGACGGCCATTATAAGGAATTTATAGCGCTGCATGCCAAATGTTATGCTGTCCGCAAAGATGATGACAGCATAAAGATAACAGTCGCAGGTGTACCGAAGTCAACCGGCGCAAAATGTATTTCGGATCTGAATGATTTCAAAGCAGGTTTTATATTTTCCGGTGAGATCACAGGAAAGAAAACGCATAAACACATTATCGTTGATGACATTTATATTGATGAGGCCGGCAATGAATGCGGCGACAGTATTGATCTATATCCATGCGATTATCAGTTATCTGATAGCCTGATAATGGATTTTGAGAGCTTTTTATATGAGGAGGTAGAATTGCAGATATATGACGAATGATTTTAATTATTTTCCGGATTGGCGCAGTAATGATTATTATTTCTTTGCTGATGATCTGCGGAAATATCCGCAGGCTTGGTGCTATGTCGTTTATGGTCCGCGTGCATCCGGCAAGACATACAGCGCGCTGCGGTCTTCTTATGAGAATAATGTGCCTATAATGTATATGAAACGGACGATAGAAGACGTTAACATTTTATGCACTAATGACGGCGGCGTTGACTTGTCGCCTTATGTGCCTATAAACCGTGACGCAGGCTATAATATACAGCCTAAATTGATTAAAAAAGGCATAGGCGCTTTTTATGATCAGACGGACAGCGAGGGAAACGCATGCGGCGCTCCGGTCAGCTATGTATCATCACTAAACAGCATGAAGACGATAAAAGGCATTGAGCTGTCATTCTGCGATTGGCTGCTCTTTGATGAGTTCATACCGCAGCAGGGCGAAATTGTTAAACATGCAGAGGGCGCTATGCTGCTTGACATGTACATGACTATTAACCGAGACAGGACAAAAAGGGGCAGGCCGCCGCTCAAGCTTATTTTGTTCGCCAATGCGGAAGACATCAGCACGCCGATAACGTCAGAGCTTGAAATAATTGATAACATGGTTGACTTAAACGCAAGCGGACAGCCTTATTTATTTTTAGAAGACCGCGACATATTGCTACATCACATAACGGCGCAGGAAGTGCCGACAAACGCAGAGGCTGAGGGCATATATAAAGCAATGAAAAATACTGCATGGGGAGTAAAAGCATTTGGCGGCGAATTTACCGGAAATGATTTTTCCGACATCAGGAAAGTTAATTTAAAAGGTTATCAGCCAATGGCTGCGTTCTACTATAAAAATCAAAATTATTACATTTGGCGGAATATGGAAAAAGTGCATATCTGCCGGACGCGCGGCAACACTAATAATTTTTATGACCTGCGGACGGACGCGGGAAAAATGGCGTTTTATGTAGATCATGTCATAGATCTCAAAGGGCAGACGGCTGACGGCACGGTAAGTTACGCAAATTACTCAATCAAATATTTAATAATGAATTATAGAAAGGTGGTAAATTTAAATGTCTAAAATTGAATTAGTTACAGAAGATAGTATTGAATTTTATAATGGCGATATTATCACTTATGATCATGATCAAGATTGCTGTGAACATAATTATGCAGATTTTTATCAATTAGATGATCTTGCGTTTAAATATGATTTTAAAACACCTCTTGAATTTAAGTATTATAAAGAAGCGGGCTTTATTTTTGGTGATAAATACAGAAAATTTTTTGTTCCGTGTTATTCTATTCAAAACGGTTATTATACTCACAATATAAGAATATATTACAATGGTGAAAAAGTGCTAGATTTTGATGCTTCTTATATCAGTAATGATTATGAAGACTTTAACTTGTAACACTTTTGTAACAATTTAATAAATCTTATGTAACCATTGAAATTTTTATGTGTGCTAAGATATAGGTATCAAAGAAATGGAGGTCAGCCACTATGGAAAACAAAAAAGTAACATTATCAATCACTTACATTAACGGAACAGCCCGAATATTTGACATTAATTCAACACCTTGCAGTGGACAGTTCCACATTTATGAAGATTTTGTAGTTTCTAATTTTTATCTGCCGATCAATGAGGCAGTGGACATTGTATCAAGATTAGGAATCTATGAAAGGTGGGCGTAATATGGTTGGTGATAAATATATAATTACGCTGCAGCACTTTATAACATCTGACGAGCTCGGTCGTCTTATGATACCAACTGATAACATTCATAGAGCGGAACATATAACATTTAAGCCGTTTCCGGAGTGTAATGAATTTGATCTGTTAGCGGTTCATGAAGTATTAACAGAATTGGTGAAGGGATTAAATTTACCGATTGACGTAAAGATTAATTGGAAAAAGCGCGAAAATGGGAGGAGCAGCAACATGAATAAAACAAGCAGCTTGACACATTATGAAGTAGTGCAGCGGCTGCATGAGATCAAGGCAAAGGCCGCAACATTATATTATTACATGCAGGAGCAGGACTTTGACGAATGGTTGGCATATTGTGACATGGACGCAGCCATTAATAAGCTATATGAAATGTTTGATGATTTCGCAGGCGCAAAGTATGACGCAGAAGGGAAAATATATTATGATAGATAAGATCAATAAATTTTTCACGGTCGCAAGTTTAGTGCTAATCATAGCATTTTTGATTTTTCTGCTTATCATTTGTACAATACAAATTTAATTTATAAGGAGGTCAGTTAACATGGCAAGACGTACAAAGAACACTAAAAAAGGTTGGGTTGAGGTTGAGAAGGACATTAAAGTTATCGGCGATGAAAAACGCTTCTCTCTTTCTTTCCAGATCGGCGAGGACATCACGCTCGGTTTTAACGGCCTGAGAGTTCAGGAAGGCAAAAACGGCGATTTCATCGGCTCGTCAGCTTGGAAGGACAAGGACGGCAACTATCACAACTATTGCTTCCTGAAGCTTCCGGCAGAGCTTGAAGAAAAGATCATTGACGCCGTATGCAACTAAATTGAAAAACTGAATATTGTGTGTTATAGTGGGCTTAGGAATAAGCCCGCTATTTTATTATAGGAGATAAAAGACATGACAATTAAAAACACTAAACTTTATGACATCTTGAAATGGCTCGGCCGTTACTGTCTGCCGGCACTGTCCGCATTTGCGTTTACATTGAGCGAGATTTTAAGCGTTCACGAGTTAGCCATTGCAAGCGCTATTATTTCTGCATTGGTTGTCTGCTTAAATTCAATGTTAGGCGTGAGCAATGAAAATTATAACAAGGACGTTAAAGGTTGAAAGGAGTATTCTGATGAATGACGCCATTATTACAACCATTATATCAAGCGCGCTGCTTCTGATCGGTACTGTCATCACTGTCATTGCGTCAGCCAATAAAAACCGGATCATAGCAGAGCAGGAACAGAAATTGCTTAAAGCTGAATTAAAAGAGCTGAAAGAGCGCGTTGATGAGCATAATAATTATGCAATCGAGATCCCGCTCATAAAGCAGGATATAAGTTATATAAAGGAGCAGATTAAAAATGGGCGAAGTGCTTAAAGTAATAGAGACAGCCAACAGCTATGCCGGAGTGCGTGAGGGTTCGGCTGCTTATGACGATCTGATAAAAACATTTGAAATGTCAGGTTATAAATATGACGGTCAGGGCTGTACCGAGATTGCATTAGCTTTCATTATCAAGGCGTTAGGCCTTAAAAGGGCTAAACAGATCTGCCCGATGTCTAATTATTCCAATCAGCTTGCTAAGAAATTCAAAGAGCTGCAGGATATACCCGCTCTTGGATCTCTTGTCTTTTTTGATTGGCATGACGGAAAGGGCATTCAGCATGTTGAAATTGTAACCGGCATTACTGATAAATCAATCAAGACGGTTGACGGCAACAGTTACCACCAAATTATTAAAAGAGAACGTTTATTTAGTAATAAGTATATTGCCGGCTATGGCGTGCCGGATTATAAAGAGGACAAGGATATTCACGTTATGGATTTTTTGAATGCTTGCATTGAAACAATAGTCATTAAATATGGAGATAAAGGCCGCCTTGTTTTATGGGCGCAGAAATATTTACAGGCGCACGGCTTTTATCTTGACGGTAAATTGGACGGCTGGTTTCATGATTATATGCTGAAAGAGGTCAAGCGGTGGCAGGCCGCCAATAATTTATATGTTGACGGTGACATTGCCAAATTCTGCTTAACCTTTATGTTGAAATAATGGCTAATTTTACAATAAGAAATACAAGCCCCGCGGGATTATATCTGCCTTATTACATGACTACCGGAAGCGGCGGCCTTAATACCTGTATTGTTGGTAATCAGGCCGTACAGGGCGCTAATGTTTTATACAATTGCACGGGATTCTCGCAGGGCAGGTGTTTAGAGGTCTATTATGAAATCACCGCAGGTGCTTCAGGTAATCCGTTTGCAATGTTTAACGGTGACGCGGAGACTTGGTATCAGACCGCCATTGATAATGGTTTTAATGTTGGTCAGACGCCGCGCATTGGTGCGATAGGCGTTTATTATAACGGCATTGACAGAGGGCATGTATGCAACATTGAACAGTATGCTAACGGACGCTGGGAAATAAGCGAAAGCCATTACTATTATGACTATCAGCAGGGTGTTGTTGATCAGGGATCCTGGGATTATTCATATCTCAATAATACCAATTTTAAGCCTGAATTTATCCAATATGACAACAGTTGGTTTTTAATAGGTTTTATTTATCCATTTGACAACATAACGCCGATTGGCGGCGGTGGAATGATCACCGGTATTTTTGGCAATAAGAAAATAAGGAGCGCAAAAAGGCGCGGAAGGATTATTTTATTATGAATATAAAAATTTGGACAGATTTTATAAAACGTACAAATTCAACCAAACAGCCGACAGGCGGCACAGATAAAACAGTTGTGTTAAAACGTGATTGCACGATTGACGCGCCGTCATTCATTTTGAATGAGCCTGTTTCAAATATTACTTATGTTCAGGCATTCGGACATTATTATTACTTTGTTGACCGTGTAATTAATCTCAATTCAACACAGTGTGAGATACAGTGCAGTAAAGACAGATTAGCAACTTTCAAAACACAGATAGGCGCTTATAATTGTTTTATTGAACGTGCTCAAAGTGTTTTTGATAATATGGTAACAGATAATCTGCTGACAGCAAGCAACACTATTTCACATATGCAGGTTAGAGCAATCAATATGCCGGTTGCTCCCGGTGATCTGTATGTGATTCCGGTGTTCGGCCGCAGCGGTGTCATGCAATATGTTTTTTCAAATATTACAGACGCTAGCAAATTTTTTAACACCGGTACGACAATGACAATCAATGGTGATAGTGTGTCGGCTTCTGATTGGCTGTTAGCCATTAAAAATGCAGGTTGGGCATTTGTCGGATCAGACGTTACAAGTTATATGGGCGATATGGTTTATATCCCATATCTGCCGCCTGTGCAGACACCATATATAACGACTAATAAAGTTGTATTTGGATATTATGAACTTGATTCACCGACTAATTTAAATGTGCTAAATCCTAACCAAACAAGGTTTAAGTTAACGTATGATCTCACCGATCCTGATAACATATATAATGATTTTCGTGCTTATGATCCGCGTTACAGTGTTTATAAAATCTATCTTCCGGGATGTGGTATATACGACATAAACAGTGCAGACGCAGGAAAGAAAGATTTAAAAATTGATATTATGTTAGATTTTTTAACAATGGCAGTTACATACCGCATTTATCATTCTATTGGCTTGAGTGGTTCTGATGTTGCATTGTTTGAAGGCAAGTTTGGCACAGGTGTACCGGCAATGGGCGCAAAGCTTGACGTCTTCGGTATTTTACAGGATACGGCAGGAGCGGCCGCGTCAATTGCAAGTGAAAATGTTGGCGGCGTTGCGTCTAACCTTGTATCAGTGGCACAGAAAACATTACAGCCACAGGTTAACGCACGCAGCAGCGGAGCAGGAAACGGCGCAACTCTGAAAAACTTTCCTCATATATTATATAGTGTTAAAAACTATGCAAGCTGCGAATTTGCGACAGCAAACGCCGGCCGGCCATTGTTTGCCAACAGGGTTATTAATACGCTGAGTGGTTTTGTAAAATGCGGCAATGCGTCAATACCGCTGAATTGTGAAAATTCAGATAGAGAGATCATTAACAACTATTTAAATTCAGGTTTCTATTTTGAGTAGTCCCATATTATCCTCCTTTCTGTTTTAGTAAATCTAGCAATTGAGTCCGTTTAACCGGACTCTTTTGCTATATTGATAAATTTTTAACAATGTGTTATAAATAAGACAGGCGGGGGCATATTCCGCAAGGTTGCCCGTCCTGACGGTTGCGGTTGGCTGACCACCTGTCAAGCCTCCGCCTAAATACATAAAAGGAGCTGTTTTATATGGCGATTTCATTAACGGATATAATTGATTTAGCTAAGGCAGGATATAAGCCGGCAGATGTGCGGGAGCTCATCCAAATGAGCAAAGAAGCTGCTGCACCGGTTGAACCGGATAAACCTGCACCGGAGATCAAAGACGCTGCACAAAAGGCAGCTGCTGACGAGCAGGACAAGGCCGCTGCAGACGCGCCGGACAATGACGCTAAATCAGTTGATTATAAAGCCCTCTACGAGCAGGAGCACGCAGCACTTGAAAAGCTGCAGCAGGAAAACATTAACAAAAATAACGAACAGCCCGCGCCGGATCTTGATGAGATCCTAGCAGACGCAATGCGCGGGTACATGTAGAAAAGGAGTAAAAGAAAATGGCAAGACGTTTAACAGTTACAGACGCGCACGCGATCGTTAACGCGGTAAGCCGTCAGATGTTCGGCCTTGATGCTACCGTTCAGGCGGTTGATGCGTCAACATTCGTAAGTGTAGGCGAGAAAATCCTTGCAGCAGGCACAGAAAATGTGCTTAATGCGCTGTCTTTAGTCATCGGCCGTACACTTATTGCAGTAAGACCATACGAAGCCAAATTAAGGCTTATCAACGCGCTTGACAGCGGCGTTTTTTCTAACAGAGTAAGAAAAATTTCTTACCTTACAAGACCGGCACAGCCGACAGGCGCAAGCAACACAGATCTTTTTGATAATCTCGTTGATGGTTATACAAACGGACAGAACACACAGGCTAGTCCGGACAGCACTAAATCAATGTGGGAGCAGAACCAGCCTAAACCTATTGAGCGCAATTTTGCAGGCTCCAGCGAATGGCAGGAAAGCACTACAGTATATGAAAATCAGTTACAGGTTGCTTTTTCTTCTGAGGCTGACTTTATCCGCTTCCTTGAAGGTGTTATGACTGTTAAAGCTAACGACATCGAGCAGCATAAAGAAGCGTTCAACCGTGTTGGCCTGCTTAACCTTATCGCCGGCACTATTGCAATGGACACAGCCGGAACTGTTGAAGGTTCAGTTATCAACATGACAGAGCTGTTTAATCAGGCTTACGGCACTGCATACACAAGCGCTCAGCTTCTCAGCACTTATATTGTGGAGTTCACACAGTTCTTTGTTTCAACTGTCAAAACAGTGCTTGAAGAGCTGACACATAATAGCGCTAAATATCATTACAATTATGCGCAGGCAAACAGTGATCTTGTATTGCTGAGACATACACCAATGCGTGATATGCGTTTTATGATGATCTCCGACTTATGGCATAAGGTAGAAGCTATGGTTAAGCCTCAGATCTTCAACACCGAATATCTTGACATCGGCAATTTTGAAAGCATCCTTTATTGGCAGAATATTAACGAGCCTTATGCTATTAATGTAAAGCCGGCATGGCCTGACTTTACCGGCACCGGTGAGCAGACCGCGGCTCCGGTTGCCACTGAAGAACCTATGGTAATCGGTGTTATATTTGACCGTGACGCGCTCATGACAGATTTTCAGCTTGACACAGCACTGTCAACACCGGTCGAGGCAAGAAAGCATTACCGCAACATTTGGTGGACTTTCAGACGTAACCTTATCTGCGACTTTACAGAAAATCACATCGTATTTGTAATGCGTGACGCTGATGACGAAGACGGCGAAGGCGGCGAAGGCGGTAACTAATTTATAAAGCTATGCGGGGCAGCTATAAGCCCCGCTAATACTCTATTGAAAGGAGTTAAAGAAATGCAGAATACTTGGTTAGAAAACCGTATTATAAAAAAGTTAGCTAAATTCCTGCTGCCGGCTGTCACAGCAGAAGACATTGGAAAAACAGTAGTTGTTGACAGTTCCGGAGCTTGGAGCATTGGCGAAAGTGGCGGAGGCGGCGGCGGCGGCAGTGATAGTGTTGTTAACCTTTATGTTGATATGGAGCACGGGATATTTAATAAAGATGACAGCACTAACACAATAAATTTTTTATTTCCCATTCTTGATAAAACAGGGGTATCAATATCATTTAATGATGTAAAACAGTTATTAAGTGAGAAGATCATAAAAATTAATATGCAGGGTTTGAGATATAATATATCCAGCTCATCATTAATAGTTGACGATAGTCAGTATTTTTCGGATATAGTTGTTTATTATGCTGCAGATGATTTAGAAGGCGATGTAATGCAAGGAGTTATTAAACGTACTTTGCCAAATGCTGACAATGTAACAACAGGATATCTCGATCTTTACTATTTATCTGATCCTATAAATGAAACAGGCAAAATTTATTGTACGGGAGCGTATAAACATTTAGGTTCATCTTAATATAACAGGAAGTTTTAAATGTATACACCATTAAATTATTCAAAACTGAATATTGTTGAAAGTTCTTATATTCCCTCAATGGTTAAAAGCCGTAATAACCGTGTATATGATTATTGGAGTAGGGCGCTGTATTTAAGGGCTATAAGTCCTATCATTATCAACGTGCCGCCTAAGTGGCAGGGAAATGTTAAGGATTTTTTATATTATTGCCTGTACAGATACGGCTATGTTGCAGTATTCAAACATGAAGAATTAGGTATTGTATTCAATCCCGCCAATCTGTACGGATTTGATTTTTATTATCAGCCAACCAATGCAATAATAACCAATCCTAAGTTTAAGGAAAGTTTGGATCTCAAAATTGGTACTGAATGCGAGATAATAAAAATAAATCCTGATTTCTTAGGCGTGTTTGACATAATCGGTTATTATGCGGAAAAACTTGCGACACTTGATAATGCTATTAATATTTCCATTATCAATAATAAGTTTTCCTATATCTTGGCCGGCAAGACTAAGGCCGTTACGGAAGCGCTTAAAAAGATGATGGACAAGATAAATCGCGGAGAGCCTGCCGTTTTCCTGGATAAGACTCTGACCGATGATCCGCAGAGTAAGGACACACCATTTCAGTTTATGGAACGAAAGAACCTGAAAGAGAGTTATTTAACCACTGATCAGCTAGCGGACATGCAGACACTTCTAAACGCGTTTGATGCTGAAATAGGCATTCCGACAGTGCCATACCATAAAAAAGAGCGTATGGGAACAGCGGAAGCAGAGAGCAGGAATATAGACGCGGTCAGCAGGTCATTAGTAAGTTATGACGCGCTCAAAAACAGCATGGATATTGTCAACGCCATGTTTCCGGAGCTTAAACTGTCAGTTGAGCTGCGCTATCCGGTACTTGATGAAATGGAGGTATTAAATAATGAGTAGTGCTTATATACCTTTATTATCGCTGTACACATACACTGACGGCCTCATTTTTAACGATGTGGATATTCCCGCAGGAATAGACAGAGAAACGCTCATAGACGCGATTTTGCTGCGCTGCGGGCATTTTGAGTGCGTATATCCTGACGCTGACTTTCTGCATGCAGCGATCAAATTATGGTTCAGGAAATGGCAGCCGACTTTTGAAAAGTGGGTCAAAGCGTTAGCGATTGAGTATGATCCGCTCAATAACTATGACCGTTACGAAGAGTATGAAGATACGCACGAGGGTAAACAGGCCGGTAAATATTCAAGCTCAGCAGAGACCGGCACAGTTAACACTCAGACGGTCAGCGCATACGATTCTAACGACTATGAACCGGATCAGAAGAATAACATTGACACTGACACAGCCGACAGCGGAAGCAGCGAGAACACCGAAAACAAAACAATAAAACACAAAGCACATTTATACGGCAATATCGGTGTTACAACTTCGCAGCAGATGCTTGAGGCTGAGTTGGAAATTGACAAATGGAACATTTACGAGAAGATCGCAGACATGTTCACAGTTGATTTTACACTACCAATTTATTGATAAGGAGTTATAAAAAAAAAATGCTTTTTGATCATATTTATCCTTACACTAATTTTCACGAGCTAAATCTTGAGTGGCTGTTGGCGCAGTTCAAAGAGCTGCAGAAATTCGTTAAAGATTTTGCTTTGACAAATGAAATAACTTATGGCGGCGAATGGGATATAACAAAGGGTTATCAGGCAAGCACTATTGTTGTTTACAATGATTCCGGTTATATCGCTATCAAGCCCGTACCTGTTGGCGTTGACATTACCAACACTGATTATTGGGTTAAGGTTGCCAACTTCACGCAGGAGATCGCCGGCATTGGCAGCCGTGTTGATACTTTAGAAAATCAGGTTGCAACTAATACGGAAAATATTGACGGCCTGATTGAAGAGTTAAATGATATGGGTGTACAGCTTGGCGCTGCAATGAATAAGAATATCGTTTTCTTTGGTGATTCGTGGACAGTAGGAACGGGCGCTACCGGAAGTGCTAACGCATTCCCTTCTAAAGTTGCCTCCGCCCTTCAGATGATACCGTTTAATTATGGCGTTGGAGCTGCAGGCTTTACAAGACCGAATACTATCATTTCTCAGATTACCGGCAATGATATGACCGTAGAACAGGCAGCAAACACAAAAGTTGTTGTGATCACCGCCGGCGTCAATGATATCCGTAATTCAGGCGATACAACATTGACCGCTCTTTCTAATGCTATCATTAATGCTGCAACAGCAGCGGCTAACCGTTACAAAAATGCTGTTATTGTTATGGCTGTTACAACAACAGTAAGAAACGGCATTTCTGACACATTAAAATATTGGATGGGTTATTGTGTTGACAGGCTTATGGCTGCCAACATTCCGCGTGTCATCGTTGCAGATATGCGCTATATCTTATATAACCGCGTAAATGCCTATATTTCTGACGGATTCCACCCGAATGACTTCGGCCATGGCCTTGTAGCCGGTCAGATCGTAAATGCTATTTTAGGCTCTAAATCAGAGTGTTATCATTACATTGAGACCGGCTTAGTATTTGACAGCAGCGTTGCTGATGCGCCGTCAGGCGGCCATATTTTCTTTAATAATGGTATCCTGAATGTCACAGAGTGCCGCTTAAACTTCGTAAATGCCATTACTGAAAGAACCCTAGTAGGCACAGTAAATGCCGCTGTAGTGCCGAATAATAACGTTTATACGCCGTTTTATTACGGTGATAATGCAGTTGGCACGTTTGCAATTACAAGCAATGGCAATGTATATATCATTCCTGAAGCCGGTCAGAGCCTGACGACCGGATTTATTCAGCCGTTCAATTACACAGCTTAATAAGGTTGTTCGCCATAGCCTTATGTTAAGGGTCTGCACTATATGTGCAGGCTCTTTTAATATGCGCTGATATCAGGCCTGCAGAGTGAGTAGATGCCGGACCGGCAAGGTCCGGAGAGTAATTAGATGTGTTTTTGTCTGCGGTTTAGGGGAAGTGGCCAAGCGGAGCGGACAAATACTACCAC